CCCGTCACCCGGATCTGGAGGGGGGCTGTTGCGGTAGTCAGGGAGCCGTCGATAGCGACGACGTTCTCGGCCATGCCTTCTCCTAGTCGGGCATCGGGTTGGCCTGGGAGAAGTCCCGGCCGTACGCCGCTCCGGCCGCATCGCTGCGTCGCTTGGCGGCGTCGATCTTTGCTGTCGTGGTCCCGTCGGGCCGGATGCCCTCCTTGCGAGCGGAGTAGTAGCTCTCCAGCTCCCGGTCCCACTTCTTCTGTGCGGTGCCGTCTTCGCCCTTGGAGGCGCGCACCAGGTAGGTGCGCAGCCCTGCGTCCAGGCAGCAGTCCGCGTACGTGGCGTGGTCCTGGGTCCTGCACCCAGAGCGGCAGGTCACCCGAACTTCTCGAACTTGTAGACGCCCTGGATGTTGTCCACGCTCTCGTCCCACATGGCCTCGGGGCCTGCGCCGACGGGGGTGTTCTCGTACGTCGCTGCGGGGGCGTCGTCCTCGACCTGGTTGGTCAGGCAGGAGTTACCGCCGGTGGGGCCGTAGTTGGGCGGAGCGGCCATCTCCGGGTCGAAGTCGGTCTGCTGGATGCCAGTCACTTCTTCTTCACCGCCTTCTTGGCCGCAGCCTTCTTGGGCGCGAACTCCGTCATGTCCCCGTACTTCTCGCCCGGCTTGGCCGGCCGCACGGCGGCCTTCTTGGCGGGCACCTTCTTCGCGGCCATCCAGCCCTCCTAGCTGATCAGCGTGAAGTTGCTGGCGTCCACGCCGATGCCACCCGCAATCAGCGCGGCCTTCGTGGCGTCGTCCACGACGTACTCGTGGCCGCCCATGTAGAAGTTGTAGGACGCTGCGATCTCGTCCGTGGTCGGGTACCGCAAGGCCCGGTAGGTACCCTGCGGCAACTCCGAAATGGACACCCCGCGCGCCAGCTTGTACCGGTTGAACAGAGCCCCACCTCCTGCGGGCCCCTCCTGTACGACTGGCGTGCGGAATGTCCAGGTCGACATGCTTACTGCGCTCCGGTGATCTGCCAGTTGGTGCCATCGGAGATGACGGTCATGGCGCCGTTGGCGTTGGCCGCCTTCACTAGGACGCCGGTGGCACCGGCAGTGCCGTCGATGGTGGACGTAGTGGTCTTCACCGTCACGGCCGCACCGGCGGACACCTGCTGCTTGATCACGTACACACGCCCGGCGTTGGCAGCCGTGGCCTGCGGGAGGTTGACCACCGAAGCACCGTTGATGTTGACCAGGATGTAGTAGTCGCTGGCCGTAGCGGTGTACGGGGTCGTGGTGACCTGGACCGTAGTCCAGGCGATGTCGTCCAGACCGGACATGTTGCTGCTCCGATCAGGAGGCGTCGATGGTGGAGGTCGACTCGGCACGCACCAGGGACTCTTCCCGGTAGCGAGCCCAGCCGGCAACGCCGTACCAGCCGAGCGGGCGGAACCGCATCAGCTTGTCGGTGATCGGACCGGGGATGACGTGGAACTCGTCAGCCACGGCCTCCGCGAGGGCCTGCTGGCCCGCGTAGTAGGTGCGGAACCGGCGGACGGTGTTGTCGCCAGTACCAGCGTCCACAGCGTTGTAGCAACGCGGGGACTCGATGTAGAAGGCGCCCTCGTAGGCGCCGATCTCACCGGCCCAGATGTTGCCAGCAGCGCTGTAGTTGTGCGGGTCGCGCCAGGCAGCCGCGCCAGTCTCCGACCGAAGGTCGTAGGAGACCTCGGGGTGGATCGCGCACCAGTAGAGCGAACCCTTGCGGGGGACGGCCTTGTTGGTACGGAGCTTGACCACGGCCAGCCGCGCCATCGGCGAGGTGTAGCCGTCGGTGGCCGCCATGGTGGTGCCGACCGGGAGCGAGACGGTACCGGTGGTGACGTACGAGACGGCACCAGCCTTGCGCTGGATGACGTTGGTGCCGGACCGGAGCACGGTCTGGACGACCGAGTCGATGGAGTCGGCAGCGTTGAACGCGACGATGTTGGCAATCGCCGGGTCCACGTCGGTCAGCGAGAACAGGTAGAGCTTGCGGGTGCGGAGCACCGCGTTGCCGTACTCGTTCAGGGTGATGGTGACGGTGGTGGGGTTACCCAGCGCCACCGAGTCCGGGTCTACGGCCTCAGTGAGCGGGGTCGTGGTGGTCGCGAGGTCGACATACCGCTCCAGCACGATCGAACCGCCGGGGGCGGTCTGCTGCGCCGGACGCTTGTCCGCGACCTGCCGGAACAGCGGCTGGCTGCGGAGGGCGAACTCGAAGTACTTGTCGTACGCCGTCTGAACGGCGTTCGACATGGCTGTGGTATCGGTAAATGCGTTGGCCATGGCCTCTCACCCCCTTCGGGGTGTTCGCGGGAGCAGGGGAGAGGTCAGGAGGAGTGTTAGCCGTTCCAGTACATGGCCTGCTGGTTGCCGTTACTGGCCAGGAATTCGGTGAGCTGCTCAGCGCTGGTGAAGGTGTTCATCAACGCGACCTGCTCGGCCTCTGTCCCAGCCGGCGGGGCTACGCCCTGCGTGCCTGCGGCCTGGAGCGCCTGAAGCTGCGCCTGACCGTCCGGCGGAACTGTGGAGGCCGGCGTCCCCGCTCCCTGACCTGCGCCTGCGGCGTCCGTAACGCCGGGCTGCTTGGCCAGAAGAGAGCCGGTAGTTGCCAGCCACTCGTCCACCTTCGCGGGATCTCCCGAGTACAGCGTGGCTGCGGCTCGGTCATACCACTTGGATTCGAGTGCGTCGGCGACAGCGTTTCGTGCGTTGACCTGCTGGAGAGCCTGGACCTGCGCTTCCAGCGCCTTCTTATCGTCAGCTGCCTTCTTCATGTACTCCCGGAACCATCCAGGAGCCTGCGGAGGAGACTGTTGCTGAGCGGCATTGGGGTCGTACTGACCCTCTTGCCCGTCGTTCTGGTCGCCGTCGTAGTACCCAAATCCCATTTCGGTCACTGAAGACCTCTCCCTTTTCCTTCGCGCGGCCGGATCGCCCTCGGGGAAGGGCTCTCGCTCCACTACCGGACTTGCCTACGGACGGTGCCGGTCGACCCATCCTGTTGTGATCTATTCAGAATGTACCCCACCTGAAACCCATGGTCGTTAGCTCTGCAGGTACTGAGCCTGCGCCAGTCCCTGCGGGGTGGCACCGGACTGGCCGGTGAACAGACCCTTCTCGTTGCCCACGAGGCGCTTTCGCTTGGCGCTTGGGTTCTCGTCCATGAAGCGGGGCTCGGTCGGATTGCCCGAGACGCCGCCCTCAATGACGTCCTTCTCGGCCTCGCGCTGGGTGAAGGTTTCGCCGTACCGCTCCGCGATGGCCTGGATGTTGGGGAGCATCTCTGCGACCTGCTGGAATCCCTGGCTTACCTGGGACAGGGACAGGCCTGCCGTCGCAAAGTCCTCCAGATCCTGGCGGTCCAGAGTGAGGTTCCGCTTCAGCGCCTCGGCCCCGAAGGTGGCCGCAGCCGCCTGCTTCTGCAGTAGGGGCAGAGCGCGTGTCGGATCCAGGAAGTAGGCCGTGACGTGCGACTCATCGACGCCGTACAGCATGTCCAGGGCCTGCTTCGTGGAGTTGTTAGCCGAGCCAGATTGAGCGACAGCCAGATCCACACGGCCCTTGATTTCGTTCGGCGAGACGTCGCCCGCGATCCACTTGGTGAAGTCGGTAGGGCTGTCGTAGAAACCCTTGGGCAGACCGGCGTCCTGCATGATCTGCCGGTAGCTGCGCTCCGTGGATAGGTACTCGGCCGGCGACAGCACCGGCAGGCCAGCCTTCTTGCGGGCCTCGTTGCCCGCGAACCTCTCCTTGTACTCGGGCGTGTCGGCCAGCAGCAGGGAGATGACGTCGGCGCCGTACCCCTGCTTGGCGAAATCGAAGATCTTGGGTGCCAGCGAGCCGAGGCCGAACCCGTTGAACAGGGACTGCAGGGCCAGGTACGCGTCGCGGTTGGCGCCTTGCAGGAGCTTGTCGTACTGGCCGGTCGCTGTGTAGTACTTGTTCTGCGCGCTCGTCTGGGCCTTGATCAGCGCCTGGTTGGCCGTGGTGGCCAGCTTGGTCTGCTTGACGGCGTTGTCGTACGCCCGCTGCCGGTTCGCCTTGGTCTTGGCGCTGATCCCCTTGGCGGTGATCGCCTTCTTCTGGGCTGCCAGCTGGGCGTTGCGGGTCTTGAGCTGCGCCGTGCTGGAGCTTGCCTTCGCCTTGGCAGCCGACAGCTTGATGTTCGCGGCCGCCGCGTCGGCGCTGTTGGGCGAGGCCGGGGCCGGCAGGTCAAGCTGGTCGGCGAAGTCGCCAGGGATGTAGTTGCCCTGCTCGTCCGTGTAGCCGTCAGCCATGATCCACCTCCACGTCAGTACGCCATTCCGAAATCACGCGCGATCTGCCGGGCCGTGGTGAACATCGACTCGCGAGCGTTGTTGGTCTTCTTCCACAGTGGGTCACTGCGCAGGTCATTCTCGAACTGCCAGAGCGGGTACTGCGCCCCGTCGCCGGTGCCGTTCGGCTTCGCCGACATTGCCGTGGCCACGTGCTTATTGAACAGGTCCACGTCAGTCTCCGGCAGCTCCAGCACCCGCGCCACATCGGAGATGTATGGCTGCGCAAGGTCGAGGGCGTTCTGGCCAGCCATGATCTGGTTGGAGAAGGCGCTGTACTTGCCGGCTGCGATCTTCCGCATCTGGGCGGTCTGCAGCTCCATGGTCGACTTGCCGGACACCACGGAGCGGACCGTGGACTGGTACCAGTTGGTCGAGTGGGTGAGCCCGTTGAGGTAGGCCGTCTGGTGGAGCTGGTCGAACGCCTCTCCGGCGTCGCCGCCCATGACGCCGCCGACAACCTTGACGTACTGGCCCATGTAGTTCTTCAGCCGCGCGTCGGTCCAACCGTCGCGCATGGCGTAGCCGACCATCCTGGCCAGCAGCGGGTCGATGTGGCCGGGGGTGTTGCCCTTGGTCAGCAGGTTGCCCAGGCCGACGGAGACACCCATCTGCCCGAGGCGCACGGCCGTGGCCGTGTACTTGGACTTGTACGTCGCCGGGTCGGACGTCCGCAGGAGGAAGTATTTGCGCGCGGAGTCCGAGGTGGTGCGCCACCAGCTGGTGTTCTTCAGGGCGGCAGTGAAGCGGTCGGCGCTCCAGCCTCCCGCCACGGCCTTGCCGAACAGGGACTTCAGGGACTTGTTTGCCTTGATGGTGGCGTAGGTCAGGCCGTACATCTCGGCGAGCGTGTTGTTGTCCAGGGACACGTTGGCCGCCCCCACGTTGTAGGTGGACCCCACGGGGATCTTGCCACCGCCGGTGACGTTGGCGCTGTAGGAGCCCCCGTAGTAGCGCCGGTAGGCGCCGTTCTTGTAGGTGCTCCACGGCATCCAGTTCTTGCCGCCGTTGGACATCTTGTAGGCGATACGGGCGTTGGTCAGCGCGTTGTACAGGTCGTTGTTCGACTTGAGCCCGTACCGGCGCCGACGGTCGGGGCCCATGGCGCCCAGCATGTTGATCTGGAACAGGCCGTAGCTGTTGTCGCCGGTCCCGGCGTTGCCGTTATGGGCGCCAGCGCGCCCACCCGACTCGGCCATGGCGATCGAGTAGGCCATCTTCAGGGCGTTGCCCCGGAACCCGGCCTGCTTGAGGATGCTCATCAGGGAGGCCATCAGAGCTGTCCTCCCGCCGCCAGACCCATGTCAGAGGCCACCTGGTGCCCGATGGCCATGACGCTGGCTGCTGCGTTGGACGTCTTGCGCCAAGCGGGGTCATCGCGGAGCGCGACCTGGAAATCGGTCAGGCTCATCGGGGCCGGGTTGCCCTTGTCGTCCTTGCGCTGCAGAGCAGCCCTGACCTTGGCGTTGTACAGATCGACGTCGGTGATCGGGACCTGCAGTTCGTTGCTGACCATCTGGATGTATGGCTGTGCCAGGTCGATCATGTTGGCGCCGGCCATGATCTGCTTCGCGAACGCCGGGTAGGCCGTGGCGGACTGAGCCCGCACCTGGGCCTGCTCCTTCTCCAGCGTGGAGATGCCGCGCGAGACGTACGCTGCGCTGTTCTTGACCGACTGGTCGCTCAGCGAGATCCCGTTGTCGTACGCCGTCTTGCGCAGGCTGTCGTAGATCTGGCCGGCCTGGCCACCGATGACGTGCTTGGCGTTGAAGTTCACGTACTTGCCGAGGAAGTTCTGAATCTGCGCGTCATTCCAGCCGTACGTGACGATGTTCTTGGCCAGGCCTTGCAGGGCCTTGGTCGACAAAATGGCGCCCATCTGCACAGCAGCCGTGCCGGCGGCCGCCTGCGCCGCCGAGAGGTTTGCCTTGTAGGTGGCCGGGTCAGTCTTCGCGGTGATCTCAGCCTGGCGCTTGGTGGAGGTCGTCTCCTTCCACCACTTGGTGTTCTTCAGCTCCGCCGTGAAGCGAGCTGGCGTCCAGGTGCCGGACACAGCCTTGTTGAACAGGCCCTTCAGCTCGGGGATCGAGTCGAAGAATGCTTTGCTCATCCCGTACGTCTCGGCCAGCTCGGCTCGGGTCTGGTGGACCTTGTCCCCACCGCCGCTGAAGGTGTTCGGGTTGATGCCCGTGGCCCGCAGGGCGTTGCCGCCACCGGCGAAGCTTGAGCTGTTGGCGACACCGGCGATCCGCCGGCCGCCCATGAAGCGGCCCATGTAGTACGAGTCGGTCAGCGAGCTGATCTTGACGACGTCGCCGGTGTGCGGAGCGTGGATGAACTTCCCGCCGCCGATGTAGATGCCGACGTGGTCAGGGCCCTTGCGGGCCCGGTCGGTGTCGAAGAAGACCAGGTCGCCTGGCTGCAGCTTGTTGGCGCCCACCGAGGCGCCCTGCCCGATCTGCTCGTATGTGACCCGGGGGACGAAGATCCCGAACGTCTTGAACACCTGCTGGACCAGCCCTGAGCAGTCGACACCGGCGGACAGGCTGTTGCCGCCCCAGACGTACTTGACGCCCAGAGACCCCTTGGCCTTGTTGACGATGTCCATGCCAGTGACCATGGTCAGCCACCGTACGGGTTATTGAACACGGCGTTGTCGAGGGCGTTCTTGTAGGTCGTCGCGGCCTGCACCGCGCCGTACTCCTTCTTGCCCTTGACCTGCTGCTCGGCCAGGTACTGCTTGGCGTTGGCGCCGAAGCCTCCCTTGGACGAGGACTTGGTGCCGACAGCCTCACCGGTGTTCATGTCGTACTCGGTGGTGGTCTGCTGGACGATCGGGGAGTTGGACTCAGCAGTGTTGAGGGCACCGGCGAACGTGCCCAGCTCCCCCTTGCCGGGGTCGCGCCCCATCAGCTGCTGGAACACCGAGGTCGCGATGGCCTTGGCCGTGACCGGGTCAGTCAGGTCGACCTGCTGCTGGTAGGTCGTCTTGAAGTGGGGGCCGACGTACCGCTTCTCGCCGGTGTACCGGTTGACCTCGAAATCTCCCTGCCGCACCCAGGCGTCAGCACTGCTGGACCTGGACTGCTGGCCGGTCAGGTACATGCTCAGCACATCCCACGGGGAGATCTTGCGACCGGCCGTGGTGTACGCCTGCGACCGGTCGACCAGCTTCTTCCAGAGCTTCTGGGCCTCCACGGGCCCGGCGTCGTCCTGGAGCTGGCCGGCCATGATGCCGTGGGCGATGAAGTCGTTGAGCTGCTTGCCGGACCAGTGATCGAAATCCGTCAGCGCCTGGGTGGCCGGGATCTCGATGGGCTGTGCCTTGTAGATGCCGATCGGCTTGTTGAGCTGGGCCAGGCCCTTGGGGCTGAGCGGGCCCCGGGGGATGCCGGGCGTCGGGCCGGCGACCGCGCCCATGTAGACGTTGCCGCCCTTGGTCGGGCTGGTGCCGCCGCCCGAGTTGAGGAATGCATTCTTGCCAGCGGTCTCGCCGCTGCTGCTGTTACCGCCGCCGTCGAGGCTCATCAGACAACCCCCTGCGTCGTCTCCGGTGCTGCGTCCACGCCCAGATCGCGCGCCAGGTACCGGTGGTACAGGTCGCCGAACTTGGTGTCCTTCTCGATCAAACTATCCACGTATCCGACCCACTGCGTCTGTAGGTCAGCGTTGGCCTGCGCCGTGAGGGTGCCCGAGCCTCCGGCCTGCTTGCGGTCGTTGAGCATCGAGACAAGCTGCTGCCGGGCCCCCAGATACTCCTGCAGCTTCTTCAGGTCGGTGCGGGCCGGGTTGTTGGCCAGGGACGATCGTGCCACCCGCAGCAGAGCGGGGATCCTGCGCTCGTACTTACGAGCGTCCTGGGCGAACCAGTCCTTGGACCACTCGGCGTTGTAGTAGGGGTTCGGGGTGCCGTCCGGGTAGAGCGGCTCCGCGTACAGGGAGACCCAGGCCTTCTTGTCGGCCTTGAAGCTTTCAGCCCCGGGGTCATCGAAGGACTGGAACCCGGCCTTGTGCAGGTCGGCGGTGACCGAGTTCATCCGCTTGATGAACTTCGCCCATCCCAGCCGGCGCTGGTTCTCCGCGAGCGCCTGGTCGGCGCTCATCCGGGACCGCATCATCTCGGACCCGCCCGGGACGAGCGGGTTGTTCAGCTCGTACTGGTACGCGTCCGGGGAGAACGGACCCTTCCCGTCCGGGCCGATGATCAGGGCGCCCAGCTCCGGGTTGGCAGCCAGCAGCCCGGCGTACTGCTTCTGCAGCGCCGCCGCGCTCTGGGTGGGGTTGATCCCGCCGTTGTTCTTGGTGATCTCCGCAGCGAAGATGAAGTAGCTTTCCCCGTACCGCTGGAGGAACTTGTCGTCTGCGGTCATCGGGTCCTTGCCCCGCAGGTTGTTGTACTGGTCCCGGTAGAACTGGAACGGGTCCTTGCGCTGGGTGGCCATCGGCTGCAGGAACGAGCTGGCGGCCTGGAAGAACCAGTAGTTGCGGGTCCGGTCCGCGATCTCCTTGGCCGAGGGCATCGGCACGTGGTTGTTGGCGTGGTCGAAGATCGCCTGCTGCATGATCTGCATCTTGATCGACTGGTACCGCGAGTCGGACGTGTTCAGTCCAGTCACGAAATTGCGCAGGGTGGCCGGCAGCACCTGACTGGCCAGCTTCTCGTACGTGTTGCCAGTTGCCTGCCCCACGGGCAGGACTCCCAGGTGCCGCAAGACCTCAGCATCCTTGGGCTTGTCGGCCACGAACATGTTCGCCGGGATGGTGACGATGGGGCCGACGCCCGGGTTGAACCAGGGGTCGCCCTGCGTGACCATGTTCATGCTGTTCTGGCTGAGCGCGAGAGTGCCGCCAGCCTTGGTGATGTTGAAGGCCACGCCCAGCGGGGAGTCGGCCACCCACTTGGGGACGCGGGTGACAATCCAACGCTCCGACTTGGGCACGATGCGCCACTTGCCGGTGACCGGGTCGAGCGCCTTGCCGTTCGGCAGGATGTGGTTGCCGTTTCCGTCCTGCATGGCGCCCAGTGCCAGCGGGGCGTTGAAGAAGGTGGCAGCGTAGCCGGCCACCTCCGGCTTGTCGGCGATGATCCGGCCCCAGCGCTGGAATGCCTCGGCCGTGGCCGAGAAGAAGGGGCTGATAAACCGCAGGGCTGCTGCGGCATCGCTGCGGTGAGCGATGTCGAACACCAGCTTGCGGGTGTCACGCAGCGCCAGCTGCCGGGCAGCGTCTGTGATGTGGGTGACCTCTTCGACCGTGCGGTTCGGCAGCTCCCACGCACCCTGGTTCTCCCGGGTGGCGACGATCTTCTTCAGGTGCCCCTCGTAGAGCTGGTTGTAGAGCGGGTGGCGTGACATCCGGTTGGCCGGCAGGGTCGCCGCGAAGTCGTACCAGCGCTGGACGACCCGGTCGAGGGTGTTCATGTGGTTGAGCTGGGTCAGGCCGATGTTGCCAATGTGCACGTCAGGCCGGGCAACCAGCTGAGGCACCGCCTTCTTCAGGA